ACTTTATTGGTCCAGAGTTCAGAGACTCTCCCATTGAACCTTCAAGTACAAATATTGACCAAGACTTTGATGTTAATGATAAGCCCATCTTCAGAAACACATTCCCATACTATGTTGGTAGTCCAGTAGCTGGTAGTGAGTTCTTAGATCAGTCATATTTGTTTGATACTCAAGACCAGATTGTTGAATCAATTTCTCCTGGTGAGATTGATGGTATTGCTATTGTTGGTGCTGGAAATAGTTACGGTGTTGGTGATATTCCTATCTTTGATAGTAGTGAAGATTCTGTTAGTTCTATTGTTAGTGAAGTAGTTGGCTTTGGTATATCAAATATTAACGAAGATACTTTGTCCTACAGTAAATTAGTAACAAAAGTAATTAGAGTTGATCAGAGCACTGTTCGCATTTATGTTGACCCTGTTCACGCATATCGCGAAGGCGACTCTGTTATTATTAGTGGTCTAACCACATTTACTTCTGTTATTGGTGGCTCACGTATTGTTAGTATTGATAATACATCAATGAGTCTTTATAATCCAGTTCCAGCAGCTGTTTCTGAAGGTGCGATAGACATCTTCGTAAATTATATTTCATCTAATGTCAGCGTTGGTTCTTCTTTGACTATTGGAAGTGGTAATGATATTGAGGAAGTAACTGTATTAAATATCTTCCCAGTAAATAAAGCTCTTAGAGTTTATAGATCACAAGCTACATCAACTGTTGCCCCTATTGGAGCAAGAGTATTCCCTATCAAAAATTTCTTTGACATCAATGTAAGAACTGATGAGTTTGAATCTGAGTTGAATGAGGATTACTTCTTCAATCCAAAGCAGACTTTTAGTACTTCTAGTGAATTAGGGGAAACAACAGAAAGAATCTATTCAATTGGTAATATTGATTATGAAATTTCTATTCCTGCTGCTTCTATCTATGCACCTTCACATCAGTTTAGAAACTTAGAAAAAGTTACTTTTATTAAGCCAGCACTTGGGGCACCTATTCAAGTTAGGGATAATTTGGGTAACATTAAGATTATTCCACAAATTGGTGATGAAGAAACTTTATATGTTCATAATATATCAAAAGATTTGATTGGACTTAGGTTTAGCCCAGAAGAAGAGGATTTAGTTATTCTTTCTGATGGCAGTGATCTTTTTCTCTATAATATCATCACTGATAGATTTGCTGAAACAGCTAACCTTGATAGAATTAGATCTAACATTACGACTATAGAACCACATCAATTACAGAATGGGGATGCTGTAGATGTCAGTGTAGTTCCTTTCGGTCCCGCTGGTATTGGATCAAACTCCTCTATCGTAGTTGAATTTAATGAGGTATCACAATCTCTAATCATTGATCCCAAGACAGCTCTTCCTGTAGATGTTGATGTAGTACTAAATCTAATTACTATTCCAAACCACGGATATATTCTTGCTGATTATATTCTATACACTACCGATGATACTGTTATTTCTGGGTTAGTCAATAACAGTAAGTACTTTGTAATTCCATTTGATTCTGACAGATTCTATGTTGCTCAAACTGAAATTGATACTAAAATTGGTTCTGAAAATCCAATTGAATTAAATTCACAGGGCGCAGGTAATCAGGTATTTGCTAAAGTAAATCCAGAACTTAATATTATTAGTAACCACGATATTAACTTCGATGTATCATCACCAACATTATTTGGTAAGGAGTTAAAATTCTTCTATGATCAGTCACTGACTGAAGTTTTTGAAAACAATAGTATTGACAGGGTGTTTGTTGTTAGTGGTGTATCTACTGAAGGATATCCTGATGGTGAGAAAAATATTAGGTATTCGGTTAACAATCCTGGTGTTATCTATTATGGTCTTGAGTCTGGTGGATACATTTCCACCGCAGATACTAATGCCATTTCATATAACTCAATTAGCTATGTGAATAGTACTTATAGTATTAGGGGAACTGTTACTGTAGAGCAAGACTCAGTATTTTCACTATCACTTCCACAGAGACCTGAAGTTAGTCAGTACCTTCCATCACAGGCTAATTTAAAGTATCTAACATCATCAACTAATACTACTGGACCTATTGGTACCATTAGGATTATTTCTTCAGGTAAAAACTTCAATACTCTACCTGAGTTTATAACAATTCAAAGTCCAACTGGAAGTAATGCTTCATTGAGAGCATCATCTAGTAATATTGGAGAAGTTTCTTCCTTTAGAATCCAGAATCCAGGCTGGGCATACTCTGCCGATAGAACGATAAGACCAAAGGGTATCGTTCAGCCTAGCATCGAATTTACAGATTCTGATTTTGTTACTAGTATTGATGTTTTGAATGGTGGTATTGGATATCAATCCGATCCAGATGGTGTTCTAGTTGACTCTATAACGAGAGATGTTATTGACAGTGGTTCAATCTTTGTTCAAACCCAATCATCAAAAGTGGTTGATGTTGAATTAGATGTTGCTCCATCTGGCTTGTCTAAAAATGCCCATGAATTCTTTACAACAAATAATAGTAATGGCGTACCAATTCTACAAGTTATAAATCAGACTGCTAACCAGGGAACTGGTTTTGTTGATTATTTGATGCAAACACCAATTGCTGGATATCTTAATGCTCCATTTGAGGTTGGTGATAAAGTATTTGTTGAAAATATTTTTGCTATCAATACAGCAAATCCACAAATAAATATGAATTCATCCGAGTATGGATATAAATTCTTTGATGTTGTTGCTGTTCAGGCTTCTAATCCCGTTGTTATTAGAGTTAAGTATCCTGATGACAATGTTGGAGTTGCTGCTACTTTCCAAAATGCATTCTCATCAATCGTAAATAAAAAGATATATCCAGTATTCCAAGTAAATCAAACTACTGCTGTATTCGTTGAGGGGGAAAGACTCTCCTTAATTGATAATGATGTCGTTCAGGAAACTGATTTGGTCGTAGAGGAGTCAAACACAAACTTCTTTAAAATTAAAGGAAACTTCAATCTATTGGTAGGAGATTCTGTCAGAGGAAACGTTAGTGGTATTATAGCTACTGTAACTAATATTGATAAGAGCTTCTGTAGATATAAAATTGAGACTATCAGTCGTACAAGTACAGGTTGGAATGATTCTATTGGATTTATCAATGATGAGTTCCAAGTAATTCCCGATAATAATTATTACCAGAATCTATCTTATTCAATTAAGAGTACAATTAACTTTGACGATCTTATTGGTCCAGTTAATAGATTGGTCCATCCTATTGGATTGAAGAACTTCTCCGATACACGGATTGAGTCTTTTGGTAGAGTTGGTTTTGGAACAACTGCTATTTCTACTGATACCTCTCTTATCCTTGATTTTATTGGATTGACTGATATTGCTCGCACACCCCTGCGCGTGGATAGAGTTAATGTATTTGATTTGGGCTATGACGATAATGTTATCAATAACAAAACAAATGCTATTAGATTCAATAGTGCTGTACCATATAAGAGGTTAACTGACTATATTGAAGTTAGAACTAATAGAGTATTGTTAGTTGATAATGTTAGCAATGAGTTTATTGATAGTGATAATCTTCGTGGTCAAAATGAGTTCATTGAATTTAATGTAATTACTGATATCTTCACAGCTGGTATAGTTCAAGTTAGAAATCCAAATACGGATGAAGTTCAGCTATCAGAAATTGTTTCCCTTACTTATGATAATAAAGCCTTTACTATGAATAAGGCTGATGTATTTGATGGTGATGTCCCACATGGTGTATTTGAGTCAAAGTCATTAAACAATAGTGACTATTCATTAAGATTTACCCCAGCTGACCCAGATACATTTGACATGGACCTTAAGCTATTGGTCCAAAAGTTTGAGACAAATTCATTACCTCCAAAACAAATTGGATACGTTACTTTGGGTGGTGTGATTACTAATGTTGTGGCAAACACAACCACACAAATATACGTTGCTCCTAATACCTCAGTTGATGCGGTTGCTCTACACGTCTATGCTCTAAATGGTCAAGGTATTCCTTCGTACTATGAAGTTTATGCTGTGCGGATTGGTCCAGACACATATTCCGCTGTCTATTCATTTGACGGCGTTGCATTACAGGATGTTAGTGATGCTGGATATGATTTTACTACTAACTTGGGTGGTGGTCGTCTTCGCATCAATGTAGTAAACCCAACCAATAGAATACTTAGAATTGAAACCAAAGAAATTGAATTTAAGCCAACCCAATCAGGTGATAATCCATTCCCATTCAAGAAGGACAATATACCTTTGGGTAGTGAAAGGGGACTTAACTTACTTTCAAATAGAGTAAGTGGAAGTACTGCGGATGCTTCAATTGATGTCCTCACTTTAGATGCTGAACTATTCCAGACAGCTAAAGTTGTTGCTTATATTCAAGGACCTACACTTGGTGCTATTCATCAAGTTATGATGGCAAACTCCGATGGCTCATCATACACCAACGCATATCCATTCCTGACAGAAGGTGATGGTGCTGACGGTGAAGGTGGTATTGGAGAATTTACTGCGGAACTTATTGGTCCAGACTGGGTTCTTAAGTTTAAGCCTGATGTCGCAGGTAATCCAACAGAAGCTATCAACATCACAGTATATGTCGAAGCTTTCTATAGGCAATATGATACTATCAATTATGATCCAAGACCTCTTCTTTATCAGGCTAATCAGGAGTCATACCTACTAGATCTATATAATGCCCCATTGGGCGAAAGGACGAATAAAGTTCGCTTCCCATTGAATTATAATGGAATTCCAATTTATGAAAAAGTATTTGATCCTATAGATACTGTTGATGAATTAAACGACATAATTACAATAAATTCACACTTCTTTAGTCCCGCAGAAGAACTATACTATATTCCTGGAGATAGTATAGATCCAAGTATTGCTACTCCTATAGAGATTGTTCCGACAACTGACTATCTTGGAGTCACTACAAATAAATTGCCATCCAAAGTTTGGGCGATCAAACTTGACTTAAATAGGTTCCAATTGGCAACAACTTTACAAGATGCGATTGATAGAAACTTTGTTAGTTTTGTTGGATTGGGTAGTGGTAATGCTCATATCATTGGGATGGAGAAAAAACTTGAGAAATCTCTATTTACACTTGATGGAGTTATTCAGGCACCAATCGCAACTACCAACTTTGAGTATGAATTGACAAATACCATTAATAGTGAGGAAGAGTTCCTAGTACTTGCGGGAATTGGAACATTGAGTTCTGGTGATTTGCTATTGATTGATGAAGAGTTTGTTCTCATTGATAACGTTGGTTTTGCCACATCTCCATTAGGACCAATTTCTAACACGGGAGTTATTCCTCTTGTTAAGGCTGATCGTGGTGTCATTGGCTCTGCTGCCACATCACATCCCGCAAATAGCGAGATGGAGTTATATAGAGGTAACTATAATATTGTTGCTTCAGATATTATCTTTACTGCAGCTCCGAATGGAAGAGGACCACAGCAGCCAAATGAAAACAATTTAGTTGTTACTAACTCAACTTTCCAGGGAAGAACTTTCTTACAGAAAAATTATGATGACATTGCCGTCTTTGATGATATTAGTGATCAGTTTGATGGCAATACCAATGAGTTTGTTCTAACTAGTAATGGAATCTCTACTGGTGGTATTGAGAATGGTGGTGGTTGTTTAGTCATCAATGACATATATCAAACGCCCACAACTGACAATAATCAAGGTAACAACTATTTCTTCACTGGAGCCCAGCAAGTTGTTGGTTACACTTGGAGTGATAGTACCGATGTTGCTAATGCTGAAATTGGTCAGTTCAGGTTGAGTGTTGGTGAGGATACTTTAGGTATCAACAACATTGATGCTAATAGCGTTGATAGAAAGAATTACTTCGACTCCATAGATGATGGTTTAGTTTATGATGTCAAAGTGAAGTACGTTACTGGTGAGTTTGTATATCGTGGTGAGAGATTAAAAACATTAACTAGTATTAAATTTGTAAATGGTTCTGTTATCTCTGGATTTGTTCCTCCTGCTGGAACTGTAAATGGTACTCCAATTGAAGTGACATTTACCCCAGAAATTCCAAAATCAACAGTAGTCTTTACTGGTATTACTTCTGAAAATGGACAGAGAGTTACTTCAGAGTTTGATATTAACCAGACACAGATACCTAGAGGTGGCTTGATAGTATCTCTTGGATCAACTCCAGGTCTTGGTTATGCTCCTCTATATGATGCTATTCTTGAGCCCGAAGTTTCTGGTGGTGGTATTGTTGGTGTATTTACTGACAATACATTTGGTCCATCAGCCGATGTACAATGGGCAACATATAATGAAGACACTGGTAGATTACTAGTTACTGTACTTGGGACCAATGTAACGGGTCTAGAACCTATTTCAGGAGCGATCTACTTTAAAGAGAGTGGTAGGCTAATAATTAATACAGCACAGTCTCTGGGCGGTCAGAACATCCGTAGAGGAGACATTATTCAGCTGTCCAACATCATATTCTCTTGTAGTTCGGGTGGAGCCCCATCAACTCAGATTTTCCCCGATAAAGAATCGGTATTTGCTGTTGAATCTATTATTACTGATAATACATTCTCAGTTAATGTTGGAATCTCAACCATTGATCATACATATGTTTCTGGTGGTAATTGGCAGAAGTTCAGACCATTTGAGTTTGGTAATGAACTACTAAACCCAAGCTTCGCTGCTCTTAACGGTCTTACGTTTGAATGTCCAAGCGGACAAACTGCAGGATTAACAACCACGGTTTTCCCAGTACCAGGTGTTGATAACTTCCCAGTCATTAACAGATTGGATGACGCACACTTCAATCTACAGGTTGGTCTTTCAACGTTAGTTCACAACTATGTTGGTGGCGGAACTATTGGACAGATTACGAAGAATAACGTTGGTTCTGGATACAATCGCACAGTTGCTATTGGAGTAACTGAAGAAGGTCACACTGGAGTTGCTGCTTCTATTCGTGGCGTTCCAGGTCCTGGCGGTGAGCTACAGATTATTGTTGATAATCCTGGTACTGGTTATGTTGATCCATATATCTGGGCACCTTCACCTAGCTACTTCAATCTACCTATTGAGACAGTATTCCGTAGAGATGGTTCAATATCTAGTGGTAATAACTTATTCATTACCTGTGATGTTGGTGGAGCAAAAACCACTGCTATCGGAAGATCAGAGTACTTTGAAGTAACTGGATATGAGATTAGCAATCAAGGTTTTGGTTTTGCTGAAGGTGACATCATTGAGGTTGTTGGGCTAGTAACTGACAAATCATTGAGTCAACCAATTGAACCATTCCAGTTAAGCGTATTGACAATATTTACCGATAACTTTGCTTATTGGAACTATGGTCAGCAAGACTACATTGACAGTATTAAGTCTCTACAGGATGGTGCCAGAACAAGATTCCCCTTGATCTACAATGGAGAACAATTCTCGTTTGAAAAAGACCCAGAAGATGAAGATTCTGATGCAATTGATCTAAGTTCAATTCTAATGATCTATGTTAATACGGTCCTTCAAACTCCAAATATAAACTACTTCTTTGAAGGTGGAACATCATTTGAATTTAGTAGTGCTCCTCTACCAGAAGATGATATTGATATCTACTTCTACCGTGGTAAGAGAGGTGTTGATAGTGCGACTGTGACTGATGTAAATGAAACAGTTCGCCCTGGTGATCAGTTACAAATTAAAAAGAATGATGTTTTTGATGGAAGTAAGACGCAAGATATTCGTCTTGTAACTGAAATTGCTTCATCAGATACTGCTAGAACTAATGTCTATGTTGGCAATAACGATATAGACGATACCAATCCAAGACAGGTTGCTTGGGATAAGCAGAAAAGAGATTTGTTCATCTATGGTCAGCCAATATTTAAGACTAGAGATAGTATTGAATCCATTATCAGACCTGACCCAGCAATTATTGCGCCACTATCAAAAACAAGTTCTACTTTCTACATTGAAAGTCCACAACTATTCAGATATGAAGAAGATGCTTTTGATAGTGTGACAAATCTTGAAAATATTGCTGGTAGAATATATTCTCAACCAAATATATTTACTTCTTCAGGAACGGAGTTTGTTCCAGCTGAACCAGTTGCTGTAGTAAATTCTTCAGGTACTGTTACTGGAATTAACTTTATCAATGGCAATAATGGTAGGGGATACCCAGGTAATACAAAGATAACTATTGCTTCACCAAATGGTCCTGGAGTCCGCGCAAGAGTAGGAACAATTTCAATTCAACCAATCACAGGTGAGATTGCGTTTGTCCAAGTTCCATTCACAAACTCTGGTTATGATCCAGCCAACCCACCAACAGTCCTAATTGAACAACCTTCTATCATCTACGAAGATCAAGTTAAAATTAATGGAGATTTCGTTAGAGGGTATTCCTCAATAATTACTGAGATACAAGGTAGTAATGGTTCTATTAGATTCTTCTTTAGGAAGCTTGATCAATTTGAACTAATCACTTCACTATTTGTTGGAGACTATATTGTCGTAAGCGAATCGGTGATTGGAAATGGAGTAGAGGCTATCGGTCAAAACATCCTTGATGTTGTTGGGGTAGGAACACAGTTCCTAGATTGTGTCTACAAAGTCGCAAGCGTTACTTACATAAACTCTCTTGAGGGATTTGTTGATGTAAATGTTAGGACGAATCAGACAGGGGTGAGTGGTATTGGTGTTAATCTTGGTTATATGTCATTTGGGGCAATTGGTTCAGTCGTTCGCGACTTTGATAATTCAATCCCCTTTGACATTCCAAATCCAACATATACAACTGATATGACTAACTTCCCAACTCTATCTAGGACGAAGGGTGGATTAAGAGACAGGGGCGGTCTTGCCAAGCGAGTATAAATAAGGAAAAGGTATTATTGCCCCTTTAAATTTATACCATGGCTGCTTTAATTACTGATCAGTTTAGGCTATTTAACGCCGACAACTTTATCAAATCTGTCACAAATCCAGATAATGCATACTATATTTTTGTTGGTCTACCGAATCCAGTAGGACAAGAATATGGACGTTCATTAGATTGGAATACTGATCCACTATCACCCATTGATAACTTCTCATATATTCGTGGGTGTTATGATTGGATGATGTATGGGAGAAGGATTACTCCAGGGAATATTCGTAGAGTAATTCGCCGCGTTGAGTGGACTAAAGGAACTCGATATGAACAATATAGAGATGACTATAGTGTCTACAATGTTTCTCCAAATACGGGCTCTACTAGATTATATGACGCAAATTACTATGTTATTAATAGTGATTTCCGTGTATACATCTGCTTGAGTAATGGCTCTAGTGGTGATAATGTTAAAGGTAATGGTTCTGAAGATGAGCCAACTTTCGTTGACTCTGAACCATCCGCAGCTGGTTCTAGTGGTGATGGATACATTTGGAAGTATCTATTCACAGTTTCTCCCGCAGACGTTGTTAAGTTTGATAGCACCGAGTACATTACAGTCCCTAGCGATTGGCTAACATCAGACTCCCCACAAATTGTTGCTATTAGAGAAAGTGGTGATTCCGTAGTTAATGATGCGCAGCTAAAGGAAATATATATTGATAAGAGGGGCGCAGGTTATTCTGGTGGTGTTGGGCAAGAGCTTAACATTATCGGTGATGGCACCGGTGCTAGAGCAGTTGTTGACGTTAACTCAGGTCAAATTAGTAAAGCCATTGTATCTAAAGGGGGCAAAGGATACACTTGGGGTCTAGTTGATCTTGGTACAATTAATACAAGTGCTTCTGAAGCTGCTAAATTAGATGTTATTATTCCCCCATCAATTGGTCACGGATTTGATATCTACGAAGAGTTGGGTACAGATAGAGTATTGGTATATGCTCGTTTCGATGACTCTAACGAAGACTTTCCTATCGATACTCAATTCGCTCAAATTGGTATCATTAGAAATCCAACAATTGCTGAATCAGTGACTGTATTTACTGATAATACATTCACTTCAGCAGATTCTCTAAAACTAGAACCTGGTAGCGTTAGTGGACCTATTGAGGTTGGTGACATTATTGAGCAGCAGACCGATGCTGGTATAGCTAGAGGATATGCTATTTCATTCAACGAAGAAACGTTAGTATTGAAGTACATTCAAGATAGATCTCTATATTACAACCCAGTTACGTATGACAATACTGACTATGTTGGTATTTCTACTAATGGAAACAAATTTCCTTTCGTCTCAAATACAAACGCAATTACGGCACCTGGTTTCCAGGCATCTATTGATACAACATTTACTGGTTCTACCACTACTGTTGGAAATAGAACAGTTGAGCTTGGCGTTGAGTTCACAGATGGCGTTGCTAGATCGGAGATAAATAAACCTAGCGGAGAGATTTTATTTCTCGACAACCGTCCTTTGGTGCCACGCAACCCACGCCAAAAAGAAGACGTTAAGATCATCTTGGAATTCTAAACAATGTCTCAGATCAATCTAGATACCAGCCCATACTTTGACGATTTTGATGCTGATAAGGACTATTATAAAGTCTTATTTAAGCCAGGATTTCCTGTACAGGCACGTGAGCTAACAACTCTACAGTCAATCCTACAAAACCAAATTAGTACGTTTGGGGAGCATTTCTTTAAAGAAGGCTCTATGGTAATTCCTGGAGGAATTTCATATAACCCACAATATACTGCTGTTATTCTAAACCCACAGCAGGGTGGTATTGATGTAACTCTGTACCTAGACCAACTAGTAGGTAAAACAATTGTTGGTGATGTTACTGGCGTCCGCGCAAGAGTTATTGATTATTTGATTCCACCCAGAGATGGTGTTAATAATCCAACTATCTTTGTAACATATACTGATAGTGGTAATGATGATAGGACTATTTTCTTTACTAGTAATGAGTCTCTTGTATTAGAAGAGCCTGTTGTTTACGGAAATACTACTATTACCACCAATAGTACATTTGCTACTACAATTTCAACTAATCCAACAGCTGTTGGTAGTGCTGCTGAAATTGCTGATGGTGTTTATTTTGTGCGTGGAACATTTGTACAAGTAACTAGTAATTCTATTGTTCTTGATCCATATTCAGTATATCCATCATATAGAGTTGGTCTTCAAATTACCGAGCAAATTGTTACTGCTGGTCAAGATCCCACATTATATGACAATGCGAAGGGATTTAATAACTTCTCTGCTCCAGGTGCTGATAGACTAAAGATTGAACTCACACTAACAAAGAAACCTCTAAATGATTTTAATGATACTAATTTCGTAGAGCTATTGCGCCTAGACAGAGGTGAGGTTAAGAAGCTTGAAGTTAGTGCTACTTATAATGTACTAAAAGATTATATTGCCGAAAGAACTTATGAAGAATCTGGTGATTACATTGTAGAAGGTATCAGAACATCTGTAGATGAGTCTTTAAATAATAATATTGGTAATAACGGTATATACCTAGCAACTCAAACTACGGAAGAAGGTGGTACTCCTTCACCAGGTTTGGCAATTTTGAAGGTGTCTCCTGGTAAGGCATATGTTCGTGGTTTTGATATTAAGAAGCCAGGAACTACTAATTTAGATGCTCCTAAGCCCAGAACAACAGAAACTCAATCAAGTACTGCTGTACCATTTGAAATTGGTAGTAAGTATTTTGTTAATAATGTTATCAGTACTCCAGTTGTTGGATTGGATATTGCTGACAATATTGTTCAAATGTATGACGGTCGCCTAGACGCCGCAAAAAACCCCACAGGAAGCCTAATTGGTGAGGCTAGGATTTATAGCTATTCACTAGAAGACGCTGCTTTCACGGGACCACAGACCCCTTGGAACGTGTATCTATATGACCTACAAGTCTTTACTCGTATCACCGTCAATGTTCCTATTGGCAGCAAAATTATTCCAGGATTTAGACTACAAGGTTTAAGTTCAAATGCTTCTGGTTATGTTAGAAGCATAGTTGGTCAGGATATTTTCTTGACAGATACTAGTGGAGAATTTATTCGTGGAGAACAATTCTCTGTAAATGGATCTACTGAAGACAGATTCTCAACAACTGACACAATTATTTACAAACAAAACCAAGTAAAATCACTATTTCAAGATACTACATCTCTAAATCCCAATATTGCCACAGATTTTAGAGCTGACACCAGACTATATTCAAGAGTTCCCACTAATTTTACGGCTTCAGATAGCTTTACTGTTACTTCAGGTGGATTAATTACTTGTCCTGGTAGATTATTTGACGGATTTAATATCGGTGATATTGTTGTATGGCAAGATACCGTAAATTCTACATTAGTTTATAATAGAGTATTAGCTCTTGGTCTCAACGATCTAAATATGACCGTTGGTCCAGTAGCTTCTGTAACTAATGTTGCTAGTGGAGCCCTACCAACTGGAACCAGAACTAGTGTAAACTTGAGAGCAACAGAGTCTAAACTTCTCAATACCGAGAATTCTGCTTTGTATCTTGAAATGGAGAAAGAGAATATCTCCAAGGTAAATCTAAATAACTCACAACTATACTTTACAACTCAAGTATATCAAGAAACCACTGTAGGATCAACTCTAACTATCAATAGAACTTTGACTGGCGTAAATGATGCGCTATTTGTTCCTTTTGACCAAGAAAGATACTCTATTGTCTATAGTGATGGAGTTATTGAAACTGTTGGTTCTGAACAGTTTGAAATTTCAGGTGATAGTACAGTAATTACTTTTAATGGGTTGAGCAGAATTAATGAGGCTGGAATAACTGTAAATGTAACAGCTATTAAACCTTCTATTAAATCAAAATCTAAAATTCTTATTAAGAGTGAAACTCTCTTGGTGGACAGAATTAGCCAAATCACCTCTCCAGAATTTGGAATGGTTCAGAATGATTATTATGGATTACGAGTTGATGATGAAGAGATTTCATTAAATACTGCTGATGTTGAAGCTCTTACCGCAGTATATGAATCCCTTGATGCTAATCCACCTACATTGGATGTATTGGGATTCACCAATGGATTGGCTCTAGAGACCACAACAGTTAAGGGTGAAATTATTAGAGGAAATACTAGTGGGGCTGTTGCTAAACTAGTAGAAGCTAATAGTCCTTCCACAGTTAGAATAGTTTACTTGAGTCAAAATACTTTTAATGTTGGAGAAACATTAGTATTTGATGAGTCTAATATCAAAACAAACTTACAAGCAATCCAACCAGGAAACTATAAAAATATTACTGATAAGTTCAGTTTAGATAAAGGTCAAAGAGAGCAGTTTTATGATTTTTCTCGCCTAATTAGAAATCGTGGAGCCTCGGCACCAAATAAGAGAATTCTTATCATCTTTGATAAGTTTATGGTTCCTGTTGATGATTCAGGAGATTTCTACACAGCAAATTCTTATGTTGAAGAGATCTTCGCTACAGGCGTTCCATTGTTGCGTAATCGCACTTTGCGTGCCTCTGACACTCTAGACTTCCGTCCACGTGTTGCTGACTTTACCTCAATTACGGCTTCACCATTTAATTATTCATCTAGAGATTTTGCTGAATCTGGATCAACTGTAGTTAGAGTAACTGCTCCAGGTGAGAGTATGGTTCTTGGCTATGACTATTATGTTGGGAGAAAGGATAGATTAGTCCTAAACAAATTAGGAGGACTAAAACTAATTTTTGGTGCCCCAGCATTTGAGCCAAAGTTACCTGAAGCAGCAGAAGCTGCTATGGAAATTGCTCGTATTACATATCCAGCATATGTTTATAACGTTAACGATATTTCTATTGAGACTATCGATAACAGACGTTATACGATGAGAGATATTGGTAATCTAGAAGATAGGATTGAGTCTCTAGAAGAAGTTACATCTCTATCACTATTAGAAAGAAGGACAGATTCTCTACAGGTACTTGATGCTGATGGTAATGATAGATTTAAGAGTGGATTTTTTGCCGATGACTTTAGAACTGCTGACTTTGTAGATTTTGACAATCCAGAAACAAGCGTAAACGTAACTTCAAGAACTGGTACTCTAGACTGCCAATTTGAGTTCGCTACAGTTGCTCTACAGCTACAATTAGATCCACTTATCAATCCAGATGACGCATCTTTAGATCAGAACTTACCTTTAGTTGACACATCAACTAGAAAAACTGGAGATTTAGTCACACTCAACTATGACGAAATACCTTGGTTAGAGCAACCTTTAGCATCACGTACAGAAAATGTTAACCCATTCAACGTTATTCTATATGATGGTCAATTAACGATTTCACCTTCTAGTGATGATTTTATTATCTCTAGGACTGTTGGTAGTAGAAGAGAGACTGTATTTGGTCCTGAAGTATCTACCTTTGAGCAGAATTTCATTCAAAGTACGGAAAGTGCGCAGTTCATGCGTGAAAGAAACATTGAATTCAGAGCTAGTGCGATCAAACCACTAACAGAATTCTTCCCATTCTTTGAAGGGGCATCTGGCGCAGACTTTATACCCAAACTAATTGAGATTGGGATGCGATCAGGTACTTTTGAAGTTGGAGAAACAGTTGAAGTATTTAGTGGTAACACGCGGATCTTTAGTGCTCGTGTTGCTAGACAAAATCATAAGACAGGTGCTTTTGATAATCCAACACAGAAATACACCACAAACCCATACATTAGAACAGAACAAATTTCCGATGATTATTCTGCTTCATCTACAATATTAAATATTGATATTTCTTCACTAGCTGATATCGCAGATCAAAGATTTTTTGGATACATTGCGGCTGGATTAAGAATTATTGGAACTAGAAGTGGTGCTGTTGCGGATATTCCAAGACTTAGATTGGTATCTGATGCTTTCTGCGACCTAGCTGGATCTATCTTCTTTAGAGATCCCTTAAATGTTCCTTCTCCGGCATTTAGATTAAGAACTGGTATCAGAACATTGCGTTTGAGTTCTAGCTCAACTAATGAAGAGCCAGAGCTAGGGCAAACCATTATCTCCTTTGCGGAAGCTACGTATACATCTGGAGGTACTATTGAAAATAGAATCACGTCAGTGGTTACCGTCCGCGTTCCACCACCACCCCCAAGACCTCTTGTAATCGTTAGACAACCTATTACTAACGTTACTAATGTTACAAATGTCACTAATATTATTAGGAGACCACCCCCACCACCACGTCCAGCTCCCCCTAGGGATCCTTTGGCACAAACGTTCCGCGTGGATGAGACTGGTGCTTTCTTGACATCTTTAGATATCTTTATGGCTACCAAGTCTGAAGTAGATAATCTAACAGTTGAAATTAGACCAACAGAATTGGCAACACCAAATAGTAATTTGGTTCAAAATTATGCCCAAGTTGTATTGTCCCCTGATGAGATTAATGTTTCTTCAGATGCGTCAGTTCCTACTAGAGTTACTTTCCCGTCACCAATTTATTTGGAGCCAGATTTAACTTATGCTCTAGTATTGCTTGCTCCTACTACTGATCTATACACTGCCTGGATTGCTAGGATGGGTGAAGAGAACATTACTAGCCCAACCACTAATGTGGGTGGTACAGCTATTATTTCTCAACAGTATTTGAATGGTTCATTATTTAAATCACAAAATGGCTCACTTTGGACAGCAAATCAGTTTGAAGATCTTAAGTTTGTTCTATACAAGGCTTCCTTTGACTCCGTTGGTACTGTATTCCTAAACAACCCACCAATCTTAGATGATACACTACTACCCAATAATCCAATCACAACTTTGCCTAGAAGATTGAGTCTTCTAGTTGGAAATACTTCTTATCCTTTTGAAGTTGGACAAAAGATAGCATCTACAGCTTCTGGTTTCCCCAATGACGCAAGAGTAATTGGTGATATTGAATCACTAGGTGGTCCTGCTCAAACATTGGAAGTAGCAAATAATTCTGGTGGTATTGGTTACATTGATGGTACTTTCCCATCAGTTCCATTGTTTAACATCGCATCTAATGGTAAAAATATTGTTGCGGATGTTACTATTTCTGGTGGAGTTGTAAGCTCACTATCTATTGTTAATACTGGCAGTGGATATCTTGTCGGTGACACCCTAGGCATTACTACTGCGAATGTTGGTGGTATTGGTGGAGATGCTGTAGTTAATGTTAATGCTATTAATAATATAGACACTATTATCTTAACCAATGTAATAGGGCAGAATATTATTACTACTGATACTTTAAATGAATACAACGCAGCAACTGACACACTAACCGATACTGGAGTACAGCTCACTGAAACAAGTGAAGTTGCTGATACAATGTCTGGCGGAGATGTCTTTGTTGTTGATCTACCATCTCACGGGATGATGGCAGATAATAATGTAGTCTCAATTATCAATACAGCTCCCGATACAAAAGGAACTGATTTGGTTGAGGGTATTACTATCTCATCTAACCAAATAACTATTGCCGATCAGGCACTATTTGGCACCTTTGAAGGAATTTCTACAAGCACTGGATATCTAGTGGTTGGTGGTGAAGTTATGGAGTATGACAATAATGGTGATGGTACTCTTGGTATCACATCACGTGGTGTTGACAATACTCCCATTAGTATTCACGATCAAGGCTCTAGAGTATTTAAATATGAAATGAGTGGTGTATCTTTGAGAAGGATTAACACAACTCATCAGTTACCACCAAACCAAATTCTAGGATTTACTAGAGACTTTGGGATTCTTCCTCTAGTTATCGATAGAGGATCAAGACAAAATGATTTTGGTATTAATCCATACATACCACAATTAAGTTTCAATCAGAATCAGCAGGCAGGAGGTTCTAAAATAAGAACATCTCAGAACTTCCAATTTAATACGCTATTCCCATCCATAGGTCTTCTTACACCAGGTGACAGAACACAGGTCAGTACTCAGATAAGAACGGTTAGTGGTACTAGTGCTGGGGGAACTGAGCAATCATTTATTGATCAGGGCAATACTCCAATCGCATTGAATGCTTTCACATCATTCCCATCCCCAAGACTAATTGCTTCACTAGTAAATGAAGTTGAGTATCTAGAGGGACTACCTAATGATAAGTCATTGACTATGGCTTTGACTATGCGTTCCGATGATGCTAATTTGTCTCCAGTAATAGATATGAATCAAGTATCTCTATTCACTCTTCGTTCTGCGTTAAATAATCCAGTCACTAATTATCCAGATGATCCTAGAACAAATAGGATCATTGGTGATCCACATAGATCAATCTACGTATCACAGAAAGTAATTCTGGATAACCCAGCAACATCTCTAAAAGTTCTATTAAGTGCTTATAGAGATGAGACGGCAGACTTCCGTGTTTGTTACCGCTTGTTTGCTGGAGATACTCAAGGTGCTACTGAACCTGGATGGATATTGTTCCCTGGCTATGATAATCTAATTGATACTAATGGCGATGGCTTTGGTGACCAGATTATTGATCCTTCCAAGAATAGTGGACTACCTAACAAAAAAGTTAGAGCTAGTCGCTTGATTGGACCCACTGGATTTGAAGATCTAGAGTATCAATATGACGTTGATTCACTACCAGAATTTTCTGGTTTCCAAATCAAGGTTGTATTTAGTGGAACTAATGAGGCAAGGTCACCTTCACTAAGTGATATCAGAGCAATAGCATTAGGTTAATTATGAGTAAAAAAATAAGGGTAGAGGGTACTGATCACCTCTACCGTACTCCAGAGGGAGCTATTGTAAACACAAATAGAGACGCATATGATGCGTATATTCGGAAAAGAGAGTATTCTAGGTCTAAAGATCAAACTCTAGAAGCTATTACATCTCAATTAGAAATAGCTAAATCCGAAATAGAAGAGTTGAAGTCTTTAATAAAACAAATAATTCATAAATAGAAGCAGTATACAATAGAACTTAACTTCCATGGCTAGTGCCTACGTATCAAACATTACTATTGATCAAGGTGCTGACTTCTCGGCTAGCTTTAAGTTGGACGACGCCGGAACTTCTATCCCAATTAACTTGACCCAATTTAGGGGTGTTAGTCAATTGAGAAAGCATTCTGGTGCTAAATTTGGAGTGGGATTCGATGTCTCCATTCTAAAACCAAAGTCAGGTGAAATTATTATTAAGCTCACCGCCGCCCAAACATCTGTCCTTAGAGAAGGCAGATACGTATATGATGTTATATTGATTAATAAAACAGACGGTAAAGTATACCGCGCTGTTGAGGGCATGGCTCTAGTAAATCCAGGAGTAACAGACGTGCAATCAGGAATTATCCCACCATCAACACCACCAGTTACGGTTGGTCAGCATCCCCCAGAAAATCCAATCGAAGGAAATCTCTGGTGGAACACACTCGAAGGTCGTATGTACATCTACTATACCGATAAGGATAGTTCACAGTGGGTACAGACCAATCCATCCAGTAAAGATAACGAGAGAAGCGACTAATGGCAAATCTACTCGATCAAATTGGACAAAGAAATGTTGTCCGTGTTATTTCTAACGGTATTCCATCATCCCTAGAGGGACTGACTGATACCGATTTTACTGATATTAAAGTTGGATCTGTTCCAGTATGGAATGGTGAGGTTTTTAGTCCAATAGTTGAAAGTTGTCAGTTAAGTACATCCTCATGCATTCTTACAGTTGATCCAGTAACTAAAATTACTGCGTTCACAGATACAATAGATGGAGGATTCTTTTAATGGCAAAGCCAACTAACAGACAAGAGCTTGTAGAGTATGCTCTAAGGCGTCTAGGAGCCCCTGTATTGGAGATTAACGTTGCTGATGAGCAACTGGATGATATTCTTGATGACACCATCCAGCACTTCCAGGAGAGGCATTACGATGGTGTGATTCGTACTTACTTGAAGTATGAATTTACTCAAGAGGATATTGATAGGGGAGCAGACTTTAATCCATTTGTTAATCCTGGAATTAGTACTACTATTCAAACATATCCAGGTGCTACTGGTCCCACAGTAGACCGATATATTGAAAACTCAAATTATATCTTACTTCCAGCACATATTATTGGTGTTGAGAAGGTAATGACACCTCCCAGCGCTACTGGTGGTCCATTAGGTGGTTATGTGGGAGGAGGAATCCTTGGTCCAGGAGCATCCTATTATGGACTGAATGGATATGGATATCTGGGTGGTCTAGGCTACCTAGGTGGTGGTGATATGATTACTGCGTATATCGCAGGAATGTGGAGATCAACATTTGATTTCTTAAACAATCCACCATCCATAATTCGCTTCAATAAGCGTCAAGATCGTCTGTATCTAGATGTTAATTGGAAAAATATTGCTGTAGGAAGTGTAATTGTTATTGATTGTTACAGAGCTTTGGATCCAGAGCATTTCTGTGAGATCTATAACGACAGTTGGGTCAAAAAGTATTTGGTCTCCGCTATCAAAAAGCAATGGGGTCAAAACTTAATCAAATTCACTGGCACTAAATTGCCTGGTGGAGTTGAAATGAACGGAAGACAATTATATGATGATGGTGTTAGGGAGCTTGAAGAAATCAAGCGAGATATGTCTAGCACCTATGAATTACCACCTCTAGACTTTGTAGGCTAAATCAATGGTTGTCAATCCCTTCTTTTTACACGGTTCTACACAGGAACAAAACTTACAGCAAGATCTGATCAATGAACAGATCCGAATGTATGGGATGGATGTGTATTACATTCCCCGTAATTTTATTAGGGAAGCAACCATTATGAGGGAGGTAACTTCCTCTGCCTTTAGGTCTTATTTTATTATTGAATCATACCTTAATAATTTTGATGGGTATGGTGGTCAGGGTGACATTATGTCAAAGTTTGGCATTCAAGTCAAAGATGAAGTCACCCTGACTATTTCAAGAGAGCGTTATGAAGATTATATCGCTCCTTTCTTGAATTCTAGGATGCTATTCCTAATGAATTCACCAACAGATGAAGGTTCATTACAAACAATTCAAAGACCTAGAGAAGGGGACCTAATTTATTTCCCACTAGGCAGAAGACTATTTGAAATCAAATTTGTAGAACACGAGCAACCATTTTATCAGCTAGGTACAGGATATACCTATGAATTACAGTGTGAGCTATTTGAATACGAGGACGAAGTACTTGATACTACAATTGGTGAGATTGATACTACTATCATCAACAAAGGATTTATTAATACTCTAGATCTAGTACCATTAAGTAATAGAGCAGAGGTTGTTGCGAAAACTGGTACTGGTTATATTAGAGAATTAATTATATTAAACGAAGGAAATAGTTTTAATGAGGTTCCATCAATTTATATTGATCCACCACCAGCAGGGGGAGAAGATCCTAAAGTTATTGCTCTCCTAACTCGCCCAGATTCTAATATCGTAGAGAAGGCTATTAAGCAGTTGGTGACATTTACAAGAGGTACTGGTTATACTGAAGATCCAGAAGTTCTTGCTGTTGGTGGCGGTGGTTCAGGTGCTATCATTAGAGCAGGTATTAATTCAAACTCATCAGGTGTTATTGAATTTGAAGTTACTAATGAGGGTAATGGTTACCCAGAAGATGCTGATATTATTGTATATGATCTAGAAAATAATCCAATAGCTCAAGGGCTAGCACTTACTGATGGTGAAAAAATTGTCTCTGCTGTGGTTACTGACCCAGGAGCTGATCTACCAGAGGATATTAATGTTGTAGTTGCTGCTCCCGCAAGTATGGGAGAGGGAATTTACTTATATAATGAAATAATTATTGGCAGAGAATCTGGTATGCAGGCACGTGTACGTGGGTGGAATGCTAAGACTTACCAATTAGAAATTACTAATTTAGATCCCGAAAAGAGTGCTATTAATTTCCAACCAGGTGAAATTATTGAAGGTGAGCAGAGTGGTGCTAGGTATTCTCTCAAGGCATTCAACTCCAACCAAACACCAGCAGATGGTTTCAGTCAAAATGATGAAGTCCAAGAAGAAGCTGATGTTATAGTTGATACTGCCGAATATAATCAGTTCTTTAATCCAAATGAGAACTATTTCTCAGATGACAATCCATTTGGAGAATAAATAGAGCATAGTATTTCTGTGTGATTTTGTGGGAGAATATTTTTACCACGGTATAATTAAAAAAACTGTTGTCGCTTTTGGAAATTTATTTAACGGCATACAGATTCAGAAGGTTAATAACGCGGATGATGTTATTAATGCAATGAAAGTGGGTCTTGGATATGGTCCAACCCAAAAGTTTTTAGCACGTTTGAATCAGCAAGGTGAGTTAGATCAGCCAGTACAGACAACTCTACCTCGTATGTCATTTGAGATGACTGGTATTTCATACGATGCTACGAGAAAAACTAAACCAACACAAACATTTAAGGCAAGTGGTGCTGAAGGTGAGTCCCTTCGCAAAGTCTATCTACCAGTTCCATATAATATTGAATTTGAACTCAGTATTATGGCAAAACTTAATGAAGATTGTTTACAAATTGTTGAGCAAATTTTACCATATTTTCAACCAGCTTTTACAACTACTGTTGATTTATTAGAAGAAATTGGAGAGAAGAGGGATATTCCAGTAGTTTTAAACAGCATTAACTTTACTGATGACTACGAAGGTGACTTTGCCGGTCGCCGCATTATAATCTATACATTGTCTTTCACTGCCAAAACATACTTATTTGGTCCATTGGATTCTACTGGCGGTGGTCTTATCAAAAAAGTTCAGGTCGATTATCATACATCTCATAAGAGAAATGCTCCAAGAGATGTGCGTTATACTGTAGTACCAGATCCTATTGATGCTGGTCCAGATGATGATTTTGGTTTCAATGATACAACTGAAATTTTCTATGATAGTAAAGTTTATAGTCCAACTCAAAACGTAGACTATACTCCAGATAATAAATAAACCTAGTAAAGAAGTATTCCCGTGAGTAATTTCGATCCTATTGATGATGCGTTGGACATTGAGTCTGAGATTATTGAGCAACCAAAAAAAGCTGAACTATCTCTAATTGATGAATCCAATGATGATCTTGAGGTCAACGATGCTAGCGATGATCAAAAAGATTATGAATACACTAGACAGCAGCTTTATACTCTCATAGAGAAAGGTCAAGAGGCTGTCACAGGTGCCCTGGAGCTTGCTCAAGAGGGCGGAAGTGCTCGTTGCTATGAAGTAGCTATTAATGGCGTAAAGAGTATGTCAGAGGTAGCAGAGAAGCTTATGGACTTACAGAAAAAAGTTAAAGATTTGGATGAGGTTACTGTAAACAATAACCAAACGAGTGTTACAAATAATTCCGTCTTTGTTGGTTCTACAACCGAATTACAAAAAATGATAAAAGATGGAATGATGAAAAAACTAACGGATTCTTAAAATGGCTAAAAGAAAGTGTAAAGAGTGTGAAGGTATGGGAAGTGACTGTAAGTGTCCTCCCAAAAAAAGAAATAGGGGTTATAGTGGATTGAACGGTAGAGATATGGACGACGCCACTATGGATTCGGACCATATGGACTATGATGGAGATGGCGGCGGTGGGATGTCTGAGGGTATTAAGATGCCTAAAGCACCTTCCGATGCTGACAAGTCAATGAAAGGTGCATCTAAAGAACGAAAGGAGAGAACATTGTCAAATTTCAAAGCTGCTGCTGACGACGCCAAAAAACGTCAGAAGTATAAAGATGAGAATGATGAGCTAAGGTCAACTACAATTAAGAAAGGTGTTCGTTTCTATGATAGTAAGGGATCTGGATACCTTAAAGGTGGTAAAAAAACTTATGACTAAATAAATGTGAAGGGCAATATAATGAAGGACGGCTTTATATGTCGTCGATGCAGTTCTTGAGCCTTTCACATTATTTTATTAAATCCTGTTATTAGATATGGCTAAGAAGAAGGGTCTATGGGATAATATCCACGCTAAACGTAAACGTGGAGAGTCCCCCGCCAAAAAAGGCAGTAAAGACTACCCAGAGACGCTAGATATTGGCGAAGGTATGAAGGCGGCTCGCAAGAATGTGGGTGCTGATACTTGCTGGGATGGGTATAAAGCTAAAGGCACAAAGAAAAAAGACGGTAAAGAAGTTCCTAATTGCGTGAAGGAAGGTAAGTCCTTTGCGGAGTTTTGTGCTGAAGGTAAGTCTCGCATTGAAACTGACCCAGATTACAGAAAGAGATTCAAAGCTCTAGCTGATAATTTTGCAGAAAAGCGTAAGGAGCAGACTTCCACAAAAAAGACTCGTAAAGAATCTGTAGAAATTCTTGACGTTGATGGTAATTTAGTTGCTGAAATTACTGATCTAATCCTACCAGATCCAATGACTGGCTGGAAACAGCAGATTGGTGAGGGTGCTATTGCTGATAAAATGAGAGCAAATCTCAAAGCCAAAAAGAAAAGTTGGGATGAGAAGGGAGAGAAAGCCAAGAAAGATGGCTATGATGCCCTAGATAAAGTCAAAAAGACCCAAGATGAGCTTGAGAAGAGTGACTACATCCAAAATGTAGGTGAGTCTGCTTGGCAACGTAAAGAGGGAAAG